TTCCAAACGGGTAGTGTCATAGGACGTAGCTACACGCAAGATGGTGAGTTTAATAATGCAAGGATACCTATACAAGAACTAAACACTAATAGTGGACAAGGCAAAATGTCTTCTTTGATTAACAACTATAATCATTATTTAAACATGATTAGAGACGTTACGGGAATCAATGAGGCTAGAGATGGCACAATGCCTCACCCAGACGCTTTGGTTGGAATACAGAAGTTAGCGGCATTAAACTCTAATACTGCAACTAGACATATTTTAGAGGCAAACTTAAACATAACAAAAAGAATGGCGGAGTGTATTTCGATACGAGTTGCCGACATTATGGAGTATTCAGATTTCTCTGAGCAGTTTGCCATGCAGATAGGTAAATACAATTTAGCTATACTTGGAGAAATTAAGGACTTATACTTATTTGATTTTGGTATATTCATCGATCTTTCTCCAGATGAAGAAGAAAGACAAATGCTTGAGGCCAATATTCAGGTTGCATTACAGCAACAAACTATTGACTTAGAGGATGCTATTGATATTAGAAATATCAAGAATATTAAGATGGCCAATGAGCTTTTGAAGTTGAAGCGAAAAAAGAGAATGGAGTATCAGCAGCAACAAAAGCAAATGGAGTTTCAGATGCAATCTCAAACAAATATTCAGTCTCAACAAGCGGCAGCTGAGTCTAAGGCTCAATTGTTACAGATGGAAGCTCAAAGTAAGATTCAACTTAAAGAGGCAGAGGCAAATTATGAGATAATGAAAATGCAAGCCGAAGCAGAAATGAAAAGAGAGTTAATGGCTCTTGAGTTTCAATATAACATGCAATTAAAGGGCATAGATGCAGAGCAATTAAAAACAAGAGAACAAGAGAAAGAAAAAGCAAAAGACAAAAGAATTGACTTACAGGCTTCAAGACAATCTGAATTAATTAATCAGAGAAAGAATAATCTTCCTCCTATTAATTTTGAAAGCACAGAAGATTCTTTAGATGGATTTGACTTAGAATCTTTTGGACCTAAATAATAAGAACATGAAAAACAGAACAACAGTTACTACAACAAAAGAAAAAATAAAGATAAATCCTTATCTTTCTGGAAGCGCTGACAAAAATAGATTTGATGCTAACTATGGCGTTCATATTGAGAAGGGTCCAATGACACTTGATGTGAATCAAAGCGCTGGAACTGGATACAGGCCAGAAACTGAAATATCTTTAGGTATACATATACCAATAACCAAGAGGGTTAAGCACCGAAACAAATAGAATGGCATATATAGAGCACAACTTTTTCCCTCTCAAAGTATTTGTAAGGAATGAGTATATGTATCAATTTAAAGAGGGGCATGGTGAGTTCACTCCTGGAGTAATAATGTCGGTTAGGTGTATGCCAGGTCAGGCAGCTTTATTTCAAGTTCTTTTAGAGAATGGTGTAATGAGAGATAAGTTACCATCTCATGCTTTATTAACAGAACCTAAAACACCAAGCCCAGATTTACCATTTCATTATCTTCAAATATGGAATTGTTTTTCATATAATTTTACTTTATTACATCTTTCTTATGTTTATGACACAAAAGTTGAGGTATATATGAAAGATAGAAATTGGTATCAAGGAAGTTATTATGCTACAATAAACTGGGGTGCTAACGATTTAAATACCGACCTTTCATTAGCTGAGGATGGGCTTGAGCATAAATCACATCACATTATACTTCTTGACAATGGTCAGATAGCGCTTCAACCAAACAATAGAATAAAATGGTCTGAACCTTCATTTGTTACAAAACCATTCCCAGAAAAGCCAAACTATTTAGTGAACAATGAATACTTTAATTGCGAAGGTTATGAGAAGTGGCACACAGAAGATTCGCAGTCAATGTTCTACGAAAATGAATAATAAAATAATTATTAACTTTGTAAAAATTAAATTGAATAAAAATGGAAGGAGAAATTAAAGTAAGAGCGGTAGAATTTGAAGAAAAATCTGTTGCCGAGGTAGAGGAACAGTTGTTAAAACAACACGATGAATCAAATGTTGTTGCAACTGAAACAGTAGAAACTATTGAGACAGTTGTCGATACTCCCAACAGTGTGGAGACAATTGTTGATGAAATTGATGATAATAAAGTTCTTTCATATATTGGTAAAAGGTACAATAGAGAGATAAATAACTTAGATGAGTTATTTGAGCAGAGACAACAAAATGAAGAATTACCTGAAGATGTTTCTGCATTTCTAAAGTATAAAAAAGAAACAGGACGTGGAATTGAAGATTTTATTCAGCTGAATAAAAACTACGATGAAATGGACGAAGACTCTTTGCTTTTTGAATATCAACGAGAGCAAAATCCAGATCTTGAACCAGAAGACATTAGGTTTGATGTTTCAGATAGATTTGCTTATGATGAAGATTTTGATGATGAAAAAGACATCAAGAAAAAAAAATTAGCAAAGAAAAAAGAGCTCTCAAAAGCTAAAAAGTACTTTAACGACCTTAAAGAGCAATATAAAGTTCCGCTTGAGTCAAGGGAATCATTTGTTCCACAGGAAGAAAAAGAAAACTATGATGCTTATAAGAGATATAAAGAGTCTTCCAAGTCTGCGGAAGAAGATAGCATGAAAAAAGCTGAATACTTCTCTAAAAAAACTCAAGAGCTTTTCTCTGATAATTTTGAAGGTTTCAAATTTAAGTTAGATGAAAATAAAAAGTTGGTTTACAAACCTGGAGATGCAAAAGCTTTATTGCAAGAACAAAATGATTTAAGGAGCTTTGTTTCACAATTCCTTGATGATAATGGTTACCTTGCTGATGCTGAGGCCTTCCATCGTTCTATTGCTATAGCTAAAAACCCCGACAAGTTTGCTAAATTTTTCTATGAAAAAGGAATGGCAGATGCGGTTGGAACTGTTGCTAAAGAGTCTAAAAATATTGATATGACTCGTCAGTCGCCACAAGTTACACCTACAGAAGGGGTAAAAATTAGAGTAATAGACCCAGACAGAGGAAGCAGGTTAGTAATTAAAAAACGTTAAAACTTTAAAAAATGAGTGGTACATTACAAACGAGCCCAGGTGTAGCGATTACCCCTAGCTCAGTGAAGGCAACATTGCCTACAAACTATATTACAAACTTCAACTTCTTAAATCAGTATCTTCCCGATACTTATGAGCAAGAATTTGAGCGTTATGGAAACAGATCAATCGCATCTTTCTTGCGTATGGTTGGTGCTGAACTTCCTACAAACTCTGACATGATTAAATGGGCAGAGCAAGGTCGTTTGCATACAAAATACACTGGATTAACATTTGCTGCTGGTCCTATTGTTGGGGGTCAACAAACATTTACATTGCCTTCTGGTACTTGTAACTTTAGAGTAAACCAAACTGTATTTTTATCTTCTCAACAAGTTTCTGGTGAATCCGCAAAAGCAATTATTGTTGCTGTTACAAACACAACATTTACCGTAGCTTATTATGATTCTGCTTATAATACTACTTCACCATTTACTGGAGCCACTACAGGTGTAACTGCATTTGTTTATGGATCGGAATTTGTAAAAGGTACTAATGGAATGGTTGGGTCGTTGGAAGCAGAAGATTTGTTCTTTGATGTTAAGCCAATTATCATTAAAGATACATACACTGTTTCTGGTTCTGACATGGCTCAAGTTGGATGGGTTGAAGTAACTACTGAAAACGGAGCTACTGGATACTTATGGTACATGAAGTCAGAGCACGAAACCCGTTTACGTTTTGAGGATTATCTTGAAATGGCAATGGTTGAAGGTGTTCCAGCTGAACAAACATCTGGAGCTACAACATTCTTGAATAACGCTCCTTCTTATCCTTCTCCATCTACTTTGTCAGCAGCTGGTACAAAAGGTTTGTTCTATGAAATCGAAGATAGAGGAAATGTTTGGTCTGGTGGTAACCCATCTTCATTGGCTGACTTTGATACTATTATTCAAAGACTTGACAAGCAAGGTGCTATTGCAGAAAACGTATTGTTCTTGAATCGTCAGTTCTCTTTTGATATCGATGATATGTTGGCTGCTCAGAACTCTTACGGAGCTGGTGGTACTTCTTACGGTCTATTTGATAATAGCGAGGAGATGGCATTGAACCTTGGTTTCTCTGGATTCAAGAGAGGATACGAGTTCTACAAAACTGACTGGAAATACCTTAACGATGCAACTCTTCGTGGAGGTCTAGTTGGTGGTGTAGTTAACGGTGTATTGGTTCCTGCTGGAACAATGACTGTATACGATCAAGTTCTTGGTAAAAATGCTAGACGACCGTTCTTACACGTTCGTTACCGAGCTTCTGAGGCTGAAGATCGTAGATACAAAACCTGGATGACTGGTTCAGCTGGTGGTGCTGCAACTAGCGACCTCGATGCAATGCAAGTTAACTTCTTGTCTGAGAGAGCGCTTTGTACACTTGGTGCTAACAACTTTGTTATCTTCAAGGGATAATTGAAAAAATCGGGAGGGGCCTAGCGCCTCTCCCGATTTTTATTATTAATAAATTAAATTATATCAAATGAAAACAACAAGAAAATCTGTTTTAGAACCAAAAGATAGAACATATCTTTTAAAGAATGGTAAGAGTCCATTAACTTATTTCCTTGCATCCAAGGATACTCCAAGAAAACGTTTACTATACTATGATGAAGAGTCAAATACTAATAGACCTCTTCGTTATGCAAGAAACGCAAACTCTCCATTTCAAGATGAGCAAGGAGATAATGTAATTATTGAGCCTATAATCTTTGAAGATGGCACTTTAGTTGTTCCTAAAAACAATCCAGTTTTACAAGAATTTCTTCACTACCATCCTGGAAACGGTACTGAGTTTTATGAGTTCGATCAAGAAAAAGACGCTCAACAAGAAATTAAACAAATGTATGATGTTCTTGATGCTCAATTGATTGCAAGAGAAATGTCTTTTGAAGAGTTAGAGCCAATTGCTAGACTTCTTCTTGGTGGTTTTATTGATGATATGAAGACATCTGAAATCAGAAGAGACATGATGCTATACGCCAAAAAATATCCGCAAGACTTTATGGAGGCAGTAAACGATCCAACAATTAAGGTAACTAGTTTTGCTGCTAGAGCAATATCTGATGGATACTTAGCATACAGAAACAATAAAAAAGAGATTTATTACAATCTAAAGGACAATAAGAAGAAATTACTTACTGTTCCTTTTGGAGAGGATCCAGTATACTTACTTTCTGCTTACTTACAGTCTGATGAGGGTCTAGACCTGTATAAGTTTCTAGAAAATAAATTCTCAGAAAATTAGTATATTTGTGACATTATTCACCCATTAAATTTTTAAACAATGGAAAAGTTTTTATCTATCCCAGTTACTAACGAGCAAAATCAATTAGTGTCTTGTACAGACATCAAATTAATCGAGCAAAGCACAAATACCTCGGTTGTTATTACCTATGGTGGTGGTAAAGTAACTACAATTGCTCATGCAGCATTAGGTGTAGGATCAGAAGAAATGCGCGATGCAATCCAAAACGCAGTTATTGCAGCACTTCAAACAGCATGGTCTCAACCTGCATACACGGTTTCTGGTTTACCAGTTGCTGTAACTAGTATTGCTATTGCTTAATAGCACTTACTTTTAGTAAAGAAAGGCACTCTCACAAAGTGCCTTTTTTTATTTATCTTTGTAAAAAGCATTTCCATGATAAACGAGGTTCGTAATAGCGTTATGTTTATATTAAACAAAGACAATAGGGGTTACATAACTCCTATGGAGTTTAATGCTTACGCTAGACAGGCACAGTTAGATATATTTCAAAAGTATATGTATGAATATAGCAATGCTATGATCAAACAAAATGCTCGTTATCATGGTGAAGGTCATTCAAATATATCGCAAAGGATATCTGAGACTTTAGATAGACTATCTGAGTATAAAAGCTTAAGCTATAATCAAACTGGAGGTAATCTATATATGCCTACAGATTGTTATTTTATTGAAAAAATAATATATAACAACAATACGGAAGTAGCTAGAGTTGATCATAGCAAGATACTTAATCTTTTGAATTCAAATTTAACGGCTCCAAATGCAAGCTATCCAGCATATATATTAAGTTCTGATGTTTTGGGCGGTGCTCAGACATATACTCCAGGAGTATTGACCGTTTATCCTACAAGTTTAATGAATCCTGTTTTACCACCTAACCCTACTACAAATTTACAGATTAGATACATTAGATACCCATATGATCCATCATGGACATACACTACTATAGTTGGAGGAGAACCAGTGTATGACCCTACAAATGCAATGCATCAAGATTTTGAAATTCCACAAGAAGAGT